TAGAAATGCCGCTTAAAAAATGAATATTTCACTTTACCAAGCCGCTGACGACCTCGCGCCACTACTCGACCAGATAGATGATGATGGTTGCATCAGCGAAGAATTAAGCACCGCCCTGCGCGTATTTGAGGGTAAAGGATTGGGCGTCACTGCCTACATTCTGAACTGCGAGGCACAGGCGCAAATGATTATTGACGCAAGCAAGAAGATGGCAGAGCGTGCCAAGCCAATGCAAAACCGCGCTACACGCCTGCGCGAATACTTAGCCGACAACATGCGCAGAACTGGCATCAGCGAGATTAAATGCGCTGAGTTCATTGCGAAATTGGACTTGGCAAGAGATGAAAGCGTGGAAGTGTTCGATATTAAGCAAGTGCCAGATTTATACATGCGAGAACCAAAACCGGTCGAACCGATGCCAGATAAGGCGCTAATCAAGAAGGCGATAAAAGATGGTTATGAAGTGCCAGGCGTTCTATTAATTAAAAAAGATAGGCTGACAATCAAATGAAGCCAACACAATACGAAAAGTCAGTAATACGCCAAAACGCCGCATTGGATCTGATCAAAGAAACTCCGCGATCTATTGAGGAAGTCTCCGATATCTTGGGGCTGTCAATCACAAGCGTGAAGCTGTACTTCAAGCAATTCCGCGAAAATGGGCGCGTGTATGTCTGTGGCCATGCAACTGTCAGCAAGCGTAAAACGCTAGTTGTGGCACTGTTTAAAGCTGGGAATTTGCCCGATGCTATTTACGAGCCGACTAAAGATCAGATCATCAGCAAAGAGTACCGTGACAAGCTGAAAGCAATCCGACTTCCACGGGAGCAAGCGTATAAAGTGCCGAAAGCTGTTGTGCCTGAGTTTAAGCGGCAATCGTGGTTTTCACCATTGGGAATGTATAACGAGTCCGAATTGTGCAAGCTAACCTCACAAATTTACAGCGTGCCAGCATGAGCGATTCTTCAATTGAAACTATCTGCATCACGGTTTGTTTTGTGGCTTTGCTATGTTTATTAGCTTACCTAATTGTGGATCATGAAAAATGACTGATAAAAATTTATTCTTGGGTGATAGCGCCTATCCGCATGAGCCAAGCGGAATAGAAGCAATGTATCCAGATTCAGCGCAGAGAAATCATGCGCAAGCACTGATTAATCGCATTGAGCAGCTAGAGCGCGAATTGGCACAAGAGAAAACACGCTATACCGGATGCTTTCACATGCTTATTGCAGAGCAAGATAGCAATTCTGAATTATGCAAAAAAGTTGATAGGTACGATTGGCTTTTTGAGAGAGATATCACCGACCGATTTAATTCATGTTATCGAAAATGGGATGGTGAAAATGGCTTATATGGTTTTGAGCGCGTGATTGATATCGAAATGTTTAAAGACCAACCTATTTACGCAGCTATTAAGGAAGGTGAAGCATGAGCAACGATAAAACAATACCGGATGCCACAGAGCCATGCGCATCATATAGCAACGCTGAGGCAAGTTGCTGGCAGTTTGGATGGGAGTCAGGTTGGGAGAAGGGATATCAAGCAGCACTAGCGCAGCAAGCTAACGAGACGACACATGCTTGTAATTTGTGGGTTGATCCTAAGTCATCAAATTATGTCGTAGATCATTTAGACCACCCACCGAGTGAGTGCATTCCTGCTTATGTGGCGAATAAACATACCCCTAGTGAGCAAGTGCAGGCAATCCAAGTAACACTCGATAATATCAAGAAAATATTGGTAGGTATCGAGCTGCTACTTAGACGCGACACAGAGCGCGACAAGTTGCAGAGTCGTGTAGAAATACACGAAGCGCGTGAACAGTGGATACACGAAAACTATTCAAGCAAGGGCGATGGCAACGGCTTCTCTGTAGCGTTCTTCGTCCCTGTAGATCACGAAGATATTTTCTGCGGAATTGACGCAGCTATCAAATTGGAGCAAGCGAAATGATCACAGTAATCACCCTTAGTGATTGGATTGCAATAATCCTTATAACAATTGCTTCTGTTTTTGGTCTTTGCATTAGCCTTTTTACTTGGATGCACGAAAGAAAATGTAAGCATGATTCAGGGGTTAGGGAAACGAGTTCACGCGATGCAATTTGCCGTTCTTGTGGAAAAAACCTTGGGTTTATTGGGAATATAAGAAAGGAAAAGGCGAAATGATAACAGTCACATTTAACCCTAAGACGCACAAGCTAGTGCCGATTGAGCCGACAGATTCAATGATTCTGGCTGGAGATGCTGAGATGGACGGAATATCTCACTTAGGCAGCGCATGGGATTTAATGATCGCAGCAGCACCAGACTATCCTGCTGACCAAATTGTTAGCGTCAACGATATGGTTGCAGCGCCGTACATAGTAACAAAAAAAGTTGTGACTGATCTGGCTTACAACCTGTTATACGGTGACGATAGAATTTGTGAGTGCGGGCACTCTTACTATAGGCACTTTGACAGTTATGAAAATATGGAGAATGCTGGCTGTAAGTATTGTGGCTGCATGGAGTTTGTGGAAGCACTACCAGCTGCACCGAAGGAGGGGAAATAATGAACGCTGAATTTTTACTTTTAGCAAAGTACGATAAGCCAATGCTAACACTAGCAGAAGTATGCGGCATTGTCGGCGTAGAAGTCGCCACGGCCCATGTGATGCGCTCCAAGGGAACCTTTCCAGTTCCTATGCGCGGCAAGTCGGGTGCAAGGCTACTTGCCGACGTTCGTGATGTGGCAATTTACATGGACGAGGCCAGAAAAACCGCCACTTAATTACGGATTAATTACGGATTACGAATAAGGCTTCATAGACAAAATTAGCCTTATTCCGTCCAGTCCATCATGGGCGCAGTGCAGATAGTACGCTTGGGCTTTCTTGGGCTTTCCCCTATGAGAACGGTCATTTGTAAAACTCCAAATCTTATTAAAACTTAATCAAACTTATGCTATCTTATGCGCTCATTACGGATTTACTACGGATTTTTATGGCGCGGATTGTTCAAAGGGGATTGTCTTGGGTTGCGGATATACGGCGCAAAGGTCATAAGTCTATCAGTAAATCATTTACGACCAAAGGACGGGCGCAAGTATGGGCGCGTGAGATTGAATCTCAAATGGACGCGCTGCAATTTAAAGATGCCCGTGGATTGACTGGAATTACAGTTAAGCAATTGATCGAGCGCTATCAAGAAGAAATCGGCGGTATAAAGGAGTTTAGGCGCACGAAAATCGCAGTATTGGAAACGTGGAAAGTAACGCATGGCGATGTAACGCTGGCAGACTTGAATTCTGATTTATTGATCAAGTGGGCAAAGGATAGGGCCAAGACTGTGACAGGCGCAACAATAGCGGTCGATCTTGCTTACTTGGGCGCGGTCATCAAAACAGCCAAAGAGCTTTGGCGCTTGCCTGTCGATGTGACTATCTGCAAAGAAGCCACGGCAAGCCTAAAATATATGGGATTATCAGCTAAGAGCAAGCACAGAGAGCGCAGGCCGACTCAAAAAGAGATAGATGATATTTGCCTACACTTCACTTGCAAGACGCGCCAGAGAGTGCCAATGGAGGATTTAATTCTGTTTGCAGTTGACACTGCAATGCGCCTGGGCGAGATAGTTAATCTCAAATGGGCAGATTTGAATGAAACGGAAAAGACCGTTATCATCAGAAACCGAAAGCACCCGACCGAGAAAGACGGAAACGATCAGGAAGTGCCGCTGCTTGGAAATGCCTTTTCTATTGCTATGCGCCAAAAGCGAACAGACGAAAGAATATTTCCAATTGCCGAAGGTACACCATCAAGCCTATTCCCTCGCGCATGTCGTGAGCTTGGCATTGTTGATTTGCGTTTCCACGACTTGCGCCACGAAGGAGTGAGCCGATTTTTTGAACAGAAATATTCAATTGAACAAGTGGCGCTTTTGTCCGGTCATCGAGATTGGAAAATGCTTGCCAGATATACGCAAGTGAGAGCGAAAGACCTGCACCGTTAAATCAATTTAATCTCTGCCTCGCGCCTCAACGTCAGACCGCGCAACACACGCCCCCCGCCCTTGTTCCACTTGCGCAGTTCAGCAGGTACGCTTGCCCAATCGCCCGCATTTACCCGCTTGCGTAACGTGCTGGATTTTAAGCGACCCGCGCCAAGATTAAACGCGAAGTCAATCAACGCCGCCGCACGTTCTGGCGTGTCGATCTTTGGGCATAGCTTGATCACTTTCGGCATGTAGATGTTTTTGATCATCCATATGTGCATGTAATGAGCATACTCTCGAGTAATCGGCGCATCATGTAGCGTGACAGCGCGACCGTCAGGGTAGAAAGTGCAGCCAATTCCGATAGTCGCAACACCAGCTGGACATAAATAAGGCCGCAGATAGCAGCCCTCGAAAGGTCTGCCAAGTGCCGCCGCAATATCAATAGTTTTCACTTGTTGCGCTTCATTAAAGTGCGATCAGCAAGGTAGATGCCCAACGCAGCCGAGCAGACCATAGCCGAATTTTCAGATAGCACGAATGCGCCAAACTCTGCAAAAGTGAGCATGGCAATCGACCACGTTGCAACACCCGGGCGAATAATGGCATTCCAAGCATCGACCCACGCGACCCCGATAGTTCTAGTTGTACTCTCGACCACCTCGCCCCATGCGCCCGCCTCGATGTTGGCAATATCTGCATCAGACTGCACTTGTATCGTCTTAACGCCCAAGTCGGCTTGCAGCTTGATTGACTCAAGATTGCGAGCATGTTCAGCCGCATCACCTGCCGACTGCAACTCCATGCGCTCCATTTCCATTTTGTGATCTTGCTTTGCTGTCAGCCAGTGCGATACCTCGCCCCAGATCATTCTAAAAGCGTTACCACCGAGAAAACTGATTAGTGAAGTCATCATTATTTATGTCCAATCGTAATGAAATATTGAAGAACAAGACCCGCTGCTGTAATGGTTGACACGATCAGCGTCAACTTCCCCCAAAGAGCATCTATTTTTGTATTCAACTTGTCAAAATCCGAATCGACTTTATTTGATAATCCGTTGACTTCTAACTTTGTTGCAAAATCCTTTTCAATTTCGGCTTTCAAATTGGCGTTATTTTCTTTCATATCTGCGCCTTGCTCCTTGATTAAAATGACGACATTTGCGATGGCAATTTTCAGTTCTGCAACGTCACGCACCGAGCGCCTCTCGCCCTCGCTGATCATGCGTTCCATGTCAGACATGCGCTGCTTGGCGACTTCACGCGCAATGAGATGCTGCGCTTCTGTCTCGCTGTAAGTTTTATCCATTACAGGGCCCCCTCAGAAACCCAAGTACCAGGCGAACCAAGAACAGTACACCGCCAGCCTTTCGGCTGTCCTACGACTGGCACAGATTGGATTACTCTATCGCCAACCCCTGAAATGCCTGATATTCCAGGAGCTGACGCGCTGTATCTGCTAATAATTGCCCCGTTAGCCGCCTCGTTCAAAATAACGCCGCTTAGATCGTTTGATTCATCTACGACAGTCCCTAAATTGGCTGCTGCTGCACCAGTAAAAACTATTGCATAGCTTCCATACGACGAATAAATTCTATTCGCTGACATACGTGTGTTTGGACAGGTTGTCAGTGAAAAAACCACCCCTGTAGATGAGAAATTATTATTTGAAATCTGAGAACCTGACAGCTTGGCGATGGATAACGCTGTACTTGTTAGCCCTGTAACTATATTCCCGCAGATGACAGCATTTGTGAAAGTGCCAGCGCCAGATGGGTTGAACGCAATCCCATACGTTGCCCCTCTGATCCTATTTCCTGAAACTGAAATACCATTCATCACCCCCAACGATGACCCGATGGATATAGCGTTATAATTTGTGTTTAGGTGTTTGATTGTATTGTTTTTTATTTGCAGACTGTCAGCATTTACTGCATAAATAGCCTCTCCCCTAACTGCGCCTATGCCAGTTGATAGAATAATATTCCCCTCCACATTAACCGGAACGCCACAGGTTTGAATCGCTATTGCTGGCCCCCTCTGTGCTGTAATATGATTGTTAGAAACAATCACCTCGTTAATTGTCCCCGCTGGGTAGCTTGTTGTGTCTCCCGTTGCTATGCCAATAGATGCCACGGCCTGAGTCTCAAAATTGGTCGTGCTAATGCAGCAATTATTGATCGTGTTGTTAGTGACAATCGTCCCACCGGATGATTGGATATAGATACCGTGACCACTCAGACCAGATAATGCAGTTCCAGCAATGTCAAAAATCCTATTGCCTGATATTGTCGTTTGTGTGTCATACGCGGTAGTTACATACGCAATAATCCCGGCTGACCTTGCGCTAGAAATATAATTGTTTATTATCGAATTACCGATTGGCGTGTCATTTGTGTACGGGTCTTGCATGAATATGCCGTGCTCAGAACTTGCAAAACAATAATTTCCCTCAATTAAATTATTGCTTGACGTTTTTTGAATGGCAATTTGCGCACTATCTTGCACAGTTCCAAACCAAGAAGAAAAACGGCATCCCCTAACGATATTATTGGAGGAACTATAAATAGATACGCCCCAATAACCAAGATTGAACATGGTTACATTTTCAACAATGCAATTTCTACACTCATTTGTTATTAAAATGCCCGCTTTATAAGCCGTTGCATTTACTTGTAATGCAGAAGAGATTTTCAAATCTCTAATTGCAACACCAGAAACACCATCCAAATAAAACCCGTTTATAGTTCCGTCTTTTATAGTGATGCTAGAAGAAACACCGTCACCAGATATCGTTGTATTACTTCGCGGAGATACCGCACTGCCTAAATAATAAGATACTGATGGAGTCGGAAAATACACGGCAAGCGATGAATTTAGTGCGAGTTGGATAGCTGCTGAATCATCACTTACACCATCACCCAATGCGCCAAAATCTCTAACGCTTACAACATCACGATTTTTTGCTTGTAAAGTCCTGGCGACCGCACCAGCTCCCGCTTGCAGAAAACCAACAAGAGAAGATCCAGACGAAGCCGCAAGCGCAGCAGTTAGTGCGATTGCTAATTGTTCATTCCCGCTTATATTGTCCACAGTCCACTGAACCGCGCCCGCCTCATTCTTTAAAACAAATTTATAAGTAGTGCCAGAATCAAGCCATAATGTGGCCTCACCGCGAGAATCTAAGACAATTGGGTTAGTATTGAGCGAAGTCAGCGCGGCATCTTGCCATGTGCTTGTGGGCGTTGTTGATCCGGTTAAGTAAGTCGTCAGTGTTCCGTTGACTAATGGCACACCGAGCGAGTCGAGAAACTGGTATTTTGGTATTGTTGCGATGGTTCCGGTCATGGCTGCCCCAATGGAAAAAGCCCGCATATAGCGGGCTAGGAAAGGTTAAAAATGGAAATTGACCCTATAAAATTGGGTGCTTTAGTGGCGTTTATCTTTAATGCTTGGTATTGGTCGCGGAAGAAATAATTATTTGTCTTGTTCGCTTGCCATAAAGACCGCTGGCGACATGAGTAAATTAGACCTGGCTTGTTTTGGCATGTACCCAATTAAAGCATTGGGAACCTTTAGCGCATCGGCAGACCGCATACCAAGCGATATATTTTGCGCAGGTGCAGAAAGCAGATTGCCTAATGGCACCTTTGACAGCATTGAACTGCCGCCAATACGATCTAGTACATTTGCAATTGCTGTTCCCGCCGTATTTGAGTTATTGACAGCAGAACCTTTTGGCTGAAATTGCTCATAGCTTGCAACTCGTCCGATTGCCTTTAACTGGCGAACTTCATCAGGCTTAAAGAACATTGAAAGCTTTGAATCACCAATGCCGTTAAGCGCTTTATTAAATGCCGATTGAGAAAGATTCCCCACTTCATCAGCCGCACCGTTCAGCGCTTGCGATTTAAGATGCGCTGCTATCTGTTCGCGCACCGATTGCATTGCCTCAGGACTTGATTTAATGGAAGCTTTTAGAGCATTTAAGTCAGAAACGTTCGCCTTTTCTCCATTACCAACAATGAATTTTTGAACGAACTTATCAGGCTCTATCCCATCGCGCACCGCTTGGAGTGCTGGCGTTCTCTCTACGATGCCCATATATTTACGGTTTAGACTACGAGCACTGTCAAACGCAGCTTGCGACCCTGCTCCTAACGGTTGACCTTGAAGTAGTGGCGTTTCGTCAAGTGCTGACCTGACATGGCTTATAGCATCGCGCACGCCGCCGTCCGATGATGTGCGCTGAACTTTTGCCATGATCGTTTTGAATTGCTCCGCAGTCTCAATAGTCAACGGAGTTTCACCGGATGCGAATGAGTTAAGCGTTGTGCGAATATCCGCTGGCAATTCAGCATTGCGCAAATTATGCGTCAATAGTTCATCGGCTCGTGTGGCAAATGCTTGCGGGTCAAGTGCTGCGCTCCGTCCGTCCGTGGCGCGTGCTTGCTTATACTTAGCATCAATTAATGCATTGGCTCTGTCATTCCTTGCCGTCAATGCTCCCATCACCTTTTTGCCGCCCGACAGTGCCGTGTCTGTGGTTGCAGCTCCAAGATCATTAAGACCACCGATCAGCAGTCGATTATTTTCGTTGGCAGTTCTTCCCAATTGCTGCGCAGCTGCGTCCTTGCTGTTGATGCCTAATTTTGCAAGATTTTGCTGTCGTGTTACAGATGCAGGATCGAGCGTTAATGTGGCATTGGTCGGCGTTGCGCCAGTCATTCGATAATCAGCTAACCGTCTAAGCGCATTGGCATCAAGTGCGCCATTTGTCTTTAATGCCGATGCAACATCGCTTCTTATGCCGGTCTGTATATTTGCAGGTAGATCCGACAAGACCATGCCACTTGATTGCAATGCGTTGTTTATCGTAACGTCAATTTGATTACTTGGCGCTGATTGGGGCTTGCCAATACTGCTGAATAATTTATTTGCAGATTCGCCAGCTTTCATCAATCCATTTGCAGCCATAGGAGCCGCCACACCAGCCGCCAACGATGCCAGAAACTGAGCCACGCCATTGCCGCCTGTTTCCCTTGTATATCCACCAGCACCACCAGCCGCCGCGCCTGATGCCATTTGTTGCAATGGATTAGCCGCGAGAGCATTGGCGACAAACTTAGGAGCGCCAGAAAGATACCCCGCCGCCTGTCTAGCAGCGCCCGACATACCTCCAGCTGATGCCATCATCTCTGTGGTGTCACCCACAACTCGCTCTGTTACATTGGCTGGCGATGGCAAGCCGATAGCGTCCGAAAAAGACGAAGCCAGAGATCCCGCCGTTTTTAGTTTTGATCCTGTCAGTGCGTTAATCGTGCCGCCAATTGGATCAGATAACATGCCAACGGTATTACCAACCGCCTTTAATCCATGACGCGCAGTTAATCCTATTTGCCGAGGGATTGATTCAATGTTCTCGTTTAGTTGCTGACCAAATGGCTTTGAAGGTGCTGCTTCTTTAGTTGTTGCTGCTGGCTTTCTTGAATCGGCATAGGCAGCAGCCACAGTATCAAATTCAGGCGTTCCCTTCTTGTCTGCATTCTTAACAATCCAAGCTGCATATTCTTCTGATGTTGCCATTAGTCGCCACCTTTCAGAATTGCGTCAGCCAGTGAATGAATGTCTGAGCCACCAGAGGCGGGCGGTTTTAGCACTGTTTCCGCTTTCTTTGCCCCAGGCCCTGCGCGAACCTTGAGAGATTCAATGTACAGAGGAATAGCTGCATACTTTTGCTTTGTGGTTTTGCTATCCTCGCCAAAAACTGGCGTAAGCTCTTGAACTTTCTGCAATGCCTCGTCTTTATTTACGCCAGCGCCTGTGGCTGCACGCAAAAGCGCCTCGCTGAGTGATGATGCTGATTGCATGAACTTCTGACGATCTGCTCCGCGGAAAGAATTCGCAATCGCGCCAGTAAATCCGAATGAAGGAATTGCAGCTAGACCATCGTTAAAGCCAGGCTTCGCCGCGCTAGTTGGGTTCCCATCTTTATCAACGCCGACTGCCATCATATTTTTGAATGCGTTTTCAGCTTGAACAAGCCAGCCAGTCGCCTTGCCTTGATCTTCCGTCATCTTGTCGCTGGCTTTGCCAGGTGCTAATCTGTTGTTCTCACGCTGGATAGCATGGCCTTCACGCGCAGTCTGTGCTGTGCGTTTGCTGTTTTCTATTGATGCGCCAACAGTAGCGATGTTGTCTGCTGTTCTGGTGTTCTTATCCATGAACTTTTCCATGCCCAACGATGACTGCGCAATCAGTTCCTGTAATCCACCAGGCCTCTGTGATGCCTCCATTATGCGAGCGCGAGATTGTGCCGCTGTGATGCCTTTTGACGCGAAAAACTCAGCCATAACAGGGTCGGCGTGATTGCCTTCGTGCCATGCCAGATAATCAGGCAACGTCTTTACTCCGGTCAATAATTCGCGTGATTGTTTGATTCTTGAATCAAGCGCCTCTGATTTTTGCTTATTGACTTTCCCCTGCGCCTCGTCAGTATCAAGGAAGCCTTTTTGCAAACCAGGTATTTTTGAGCCCATGTTATTTTGGGCGACAGTTTGATAAAGTTTATTTCTGTCTATCGTTCCATTTTCGCCCATCGAGGAAGCGTAAAGAGAATTGAGTTTATTTGTGTCCTCGTATCCACGTTGACGGTCTTGCATAGCCGCATCGTTAATGTCGTTTTGCTGCATTGCCTGTTTGATCTGCATCATCTTGGCAAGCTGATTCATCGGGTCATTAATCTGGACGGGTTGCGCACCCATTGCGATGTTTGAATTTACCATTGTGTAGGCCCTATAAACGATGGGTTGCCCTGTACCGCACTCGCTGGAGGCGATCCCATAAATAGCTTATTCATTAGCTGATTCGATTGGTACATATTCGCGCCCTGACTGATACCATTACTCAGAGCGTTACCCATGCCCATGTAGCCAGATGCCCGCGCATTACCTGCGCCCATCAAATTATTTCCCACGTTGTTGCCGTAGTTCTGCGCACTCTGCTGCATTTGTCCGGTAGCTGTCTGCCCCATACCTGCGAGAGATTGCAGAGGGTTTAGAACGTTTGATCTATCCGTCTGGAATCGGTTGTATGCGTTGCCGTATTCCTGCGATGCCATGCCTTGATTGTAATCAGCCGAAGCCTTGACAGCCGCTCCAGAGAGCAAGCCACCACGCGCCGCCATGCTTCTATCTATTCCCTTTTGCCCTTGAGCCAAGCGCCATTGATAGCCTGGATCAGCGTTGAAATCACCCGCGCCAAATTGCTTATTCATCGAGCCGTAGCCCTCTGCGCCCGTGTTTTTACTCAGGCCGAGCAAATCCATCAAGCGATTCTGACCAGCAAGCCCATTTTCACGGAATGGAGCATTTAACTCATTCTGTTTGTTGAACATTTGCAGTTGCACATCGTTGGCCTGTCCTGCCGCCTTTGATTGTGCATCAGATGCTTTTTTCGAAGAATAAGCGCCGATCAATGACCCGCCTATAACTGCTGCCGCAACCCATGTCATTTTATGCCCCGATCAATGTTAGTTTGTTTTGTGCGTCAAATAGTGCAAGCGGTTCAGGCTCTACAAAATCAGACTCCGCTTCTTCTGGTGTTGTTATTTCTGTCGCGTGAAATGTCATGCAAGTGGCATCAGTTACCGCATAAACGGCGCGCTTAGTGCCTGGCATGCTCTTGATCACTTTCGGCCCCGTTACCTCTTGCACTCCGTCATCCGTAGTAATAACTACTGTTCCGCTTGCAACAAGATAGAAATGCTCTTTCTTATGCACCCGCCCAACAATTAACGCGCCAGCACAACGAAAAACCTCACGGCAATACATGCCTGCATGGAAATAGTGTTTTGTGATTGGTTCGTATTGCGGAAGTTTGGATATTTCAGTTTGCAAGTTTTGCACCTTTTCGCGCATAGTCTTAGGCTGTTCAAGACCAAAGCCCGCGCCATAAGTGACCGTTATATTCATGTTGTTTCGTAACCAGATGCAACCAGAGACACACCCGCGCCAGCACTGGCAAGAGCTTGGATCATGCCGCCCGCTGCTAATGTCTGACCGATAGCCGAGCCAACGTTAAGCGACTCACCCGCAGCCAGAGTACGCGCCGAGAGGATGCAATTTGCTGCCGTAGCAGAGCCGCCAGAAGGCACAAGATATAAAGTCACTGTCAATGCGCCCGCTGTGGTATTCGTCACGGTACAGGCCGAGATTGTTACCAGCGTATTAGCGCCCGCCGTAAAGTAGGCCGCAGCGCCAGTTGTCAGCAATGAGCCATCTACAAGTCTTTTTGGTAATCGTTGCATTATTTCCCCTTATGTCATTAAGCCGGCATTGATCAACGCCGTGCGCATGTTATTTACTAGCGTGATCAGTGCATTTCTATTTGCTGCTGTGTCATACCCACCCGCAGCCGTACCGACACCGCCAGCAGGAGCCGCGCCACCTGATGCCACTGGCGTGATAATTTGTGGCTGCGTAATGTCTGGATAAATCAGATCAAATTGCGCCATCTGCTGCGTCATTTCTTGCAGCACTGGCACGTAGTCAGGCTGCGTGATGGTGTCTGTTGCTGCGCTACTTGTTGAGCCTGTGGCGACTAGATCAGCGAGAACATCGACACCGTTGTCACCGAGTGGCCCACCTATGCGAGAGAAAACAGTTTGCAATGCGCGATAGGCTTCTGGTGTCAGTGTTCCGTCAGGCTTGACGAACTGAATACGCGCAGGAAAGAGATTTAATATCGTTGACATTAGCTCGTTCCCGAAGTGGCATCGACTAACGCACCGATAACAACGAACCGCACCGGATCAGTCATTGAAATCTCCCAAGAGCGATTGCGACCTTGACCAAGCCGATTGAATTTAGCCCGTGAACTGTACTCACCAGAGAAACCGACCGAAGTAGTTTTGGTATTGCTCCAAGTGTTGCCGCCATCGTTTGAGTATCGCAGCATTAACGTAGCAGAATCGCCAGTAGAGAGGCCTACACCTGTGCGCATGTCTATCTGTAGGTCTTGGAAAAATAAACGGTTCTGAAGCTGCTCATTCGTTGCCGCGACACGTAAGCGAAGGATATTGTCGCCATCATCCGTAAAATAATCCATGTCGAGGACATACATGCGCCCATCCTCCCAATCACCAACCAGATGCAAGTCGCCAAGCATCATGTGACAAGAAGGCCGCCATTGAGACTCCCCGCCAGTAGAAGGTTTTCTGTAGCTGCGCTCATGCCACATTTGCGAGGCAATGTCATACGCCCACGTTTTGCCCGCAGTTGGAAACGTCAGGATATAAAACCAGTGGCCTTCTTGCTGGTAGATCAGTGCGAAAGCGTCCGAAATGTCAGCGTATTGGGAAATGGCATACTCGATTGCATGCGTTGAAATACGTTGTGGACTGTAGCCATTAGCACGCCACACCACGCCAGCGCCCGCTTCTGTGCCGCCCAGCCAAAATACTGTGCTGTCCATCTTGGCTATCGTTGCCGAAGCCGCGCAACCTTGCTCGATGAAGGTATTGCCCGAGCGCTCAAATGGAAATGCTGCATTGCCAGTGTTAAACCAGACTTCTGCCGAATGATCACCGAATAGCCACACCTCACGATGCGCCACGATAATTCCGACAGTGTTATCCGGTGCACCCTCTGCGCTGGCGAAATCCAAGCCATCCCATGCGCCACCGTCCAGAATCTCGGAGATGTAAAACTTTTGCGATCCGTCACCGGTTACCAGAAAATAGCCATCGTCATACGCTGCACGCTTAACGCCATTTGGAAAGGCATCATCAGTAATCTGTGCAAGTGTCGAAGCCGCTACCGTCACAATGTAGCCACTCACACCATCCACAATGAGCAATTGCCCGCCATTCGATGCGATGCTGATCTGCCCTGTTGCCGTATTGACCGAGCCGACCACCGTATAAGTGAAATCCTGCGCAATCTTGTACACGACAGAGCCAGCCACAACCCACGCATAGCCCGCCTCAGCTATCCCGCCGCGCACTGGATAAGTGGGCAACGTGAGAACCTTGCGAAGCCCTGGCGTGCCGTATAAGGCCAGCGGAGCGCGTCCGTTGCTTTCGTCTAGCTCAACAAAACAATTAAGCGTTCTCTGTGCGTCAACGTTGGAGCTTCTCGCCTGATAACTTTGGCCGATGAATGGGATTTTTATCTTCATACGCCGGAGAGGAACCGAGTTAAGTTAGAGACGCCGACAGCCGAAGAAAGAACAGGTACGACAACATTGGCTTTGCGGATAGCTTTACGAGCCAAGAAAGCGTTTTTTGCCACTGATGCGGGCAACTCCCTTACACCTGGTGCCAGCTCTTCTGCAAGGCTATAAGCAATCGCCCTGCGGTATCCTTGTGCCAGTGGATAATCAGTCGTTAAGTTTTCAAACTCGCTCAAATCAGACTGCACTTGCAGATGCAATTCGGCGCTTGCTGTTGGGTATGGATAGAGATAGATTTTTGCCGTTTGGAGCGCTGCGTCATAATAGCCATAAGCAGGAATATTGCTGACGACCGTCTTATAAGCGATGTTGTTGTATTCCTCGCGTGTGATCCATTCGATAGGGAAATCAACACCGCCAGAGCGCACGAAAGAGCCGTTTTCAACTGTGGCAGGCCGCGGAATATTGACCATCATTGATGGGCCTACCGTAATCGGGTTACCTGAGATTGTGGCAACAACTTCCTGCACTGATACGATAAAGAAATTCTGCGTATTCCATGAGTCGATCATGTCATTGAGAACGCCAAGCGCGTAGCTTGTATCGGTACCAGAAAGCGCCTCGCCAGGGTCTTTGAAGCCGATCAACGAGTAAGCCCGTTCGATTAGTGAGAGTGCATTAGCCATTTTCTACCCTTAAATAAGCAAAGAAAAACCCACCCCCAAAATGAAGGTGGGCAGGTCTTTAGTTACTCAGGATTCGGCAAGCCAATTCCGCGCGAATGGTTTTGAAGCCATACAGCACGTCAATACGGCAAGGGATCGTGTCAGTGTTGATTGCATACTGACGAGCGATACGCATAGAGATACCGTCGAACGATTGACGGGAACCCCACGCGCCATATTTAGACACATCTTCCAGATCGGCAGTCGCGAAGGTGAAAGCGTCTTTGTGGAATGCCAAGGAAGGCTTATAGATGGCAGAAGCACCGCCAACTTTAACGATGGCGTTCGTACCAGTCGGCAGGGCGACCACGTTTTGCTTACCAAGCGAAGTTGGGCCAAAGATAGGTGGGGAGATTGAAACAGTACCCGCACCGCCCGCATAATCAGCCGTCACAACGAAGTTCTGCAAGACGCCAGTATCGGCCTTAGTTTCAGGATGGCAGCGATTTACCGAAGCGATAGTGATCAGATCGCCCTTCTTAAATGTCGCTGTGCCAGTCTGAACAACGATACCAGTTGCACCAGTAGCGGTCGCGCCGTTGGTGGTGTAGAGCGTGGTAGATGGCGCTGTACCTGTTGCCTGAGAAGCCAGCAACGTATTTTCGTAGATGCTACCGAAGCCAGCAGTACGACCAACAAGACCTTCACGGTATTGCTTGCCAATCTCTGTCGAGTCTTGGAAAAGACCTTTCAGCGCATCAACCAAGTCAACGTTATCTTGCGTGTTCAACAGTAACGAACGTTCGGAGCCTGGCGCCAAGTTATCTACCAGCGCTTTACGTGCCGCAAGTGTCTTAGCCATTGTCAACGCTGAACCAACGTTATTGACGTTGTTGTAAACATCGAGCGCCATTGTCAGCGCGTCAGCTTCCAAGTTTGCCGCCAATACAGACATGGCAGGTTCAAGAATACGCGAGGCGAAATCATCCATGCTCAATGTCAATTCAGCCGATGTAAATGTGGTATCTACACCTTTCTGTGTTGCCACTTGCAATGTGGTGCTTGATTCGACTGTATCGAGATTGGAAGCAATCGCCGCGCCTGATCGTACTGTGTACTGATTCGGCAAGCGGATTTTCAGAGAGTCGCCAATCTTTGCGCCACTCGATGCAAATGAGTCATCATATTGGCGATTGATCGAACCGATGAAGTTAAGTTTCTGGTGCAAAATGGAAAGAGCTTTGCGGGTAACTGCTGCTGGGGTGAGGATAGTATTAGCCATGATTTATAATTCCTTAGAAATGAAAAAACCACCCGTAGGTGGCTGTGTCGTTGTTGCGTCGTGGTTTAGCGCCCGCGAGTTCGTTGCGCCTCTTTTCGCATCCACGTATCTATATCGTCCTCGTCACTTGGTAGTGAAGAACTAGACGACTTTCCACGCGATCCGACTGGCGTTATTGGCTCCGGTGCTTTGCTTGGTTTTGCTTGTGGCTTAGATGAAATCTCTTTTTCGATATCCATCATCGCCCGAGCAGCTTTAATAAGAGACATTTGCGAAATCCGCAAAGCTTTCATTGGGTTTATGCCGAGATGGTAAGCAATATCAGGCCCCGCTTCTGAGTCAGATATAAACTCAGCCATACCCTCATTGATAGCTAGGGCAGGATTGCCCACTACTGTCTGAAAGTCTGGGTAACGTTCCTGTGCTTTTTCTGCGCGTTCTGTGAAAGCATCGCTTGCTTGTTCTGCCCGCATTGCCTTCTCGCGTTGAGATAATTTCTCTTCCGCTCGCTTCTCTGCTAAGTGCTCAATTTGTGCCTGTAGATATTCTTCTTCGTCTCTGAAAGTTTCCCGCACTGGCTCCACATCACGGATTTTCGATTCAGCTTGCTCTCGCATTTGCTGCTCGATCCGTCTATGAACCCTGCGCTCCTCTTTTAGTAGCCGCTTTTGAATCGCTGCGTCCATCTCTGCTTGAGTGAACATCTTTGATTCTTCCTGCTGTGTTTCCACGACTTCATCAGATGCAGTCTCCGATGAGCTGTTAGGCTCTGTTTGTTTTACTTCCTCAGTTTCGGAAGTTGCCAAAAATTCGGCGTTCATTTCTTCAGACATTTAAATCACCCTTTAGGGAACCCCATCAAACCGGATGAGTACGGACGAAAAAAAACCACCCGAAGGTGGCCTTGTTTAATTTTTGACTGTTAGAGCAACATCACCATAATCTGCGCGATCTGCTCATCTTCCTGAGCTTGCCGCATCTCTGCGACCAACTCTCTGTATATTTCTTGATATGCCTCTTTGTAAGCAATGCCCAAGCGATCCAGAGCCTCACGCATCTGATCTTCGCTGTGATCTGGCTGAGTGACCTCTGCCACCGCTTGCGCTTCAATCTCTTGCGCTGCCTCTGGTTCAATCTTTGCTAACTTGTGTTGTATTGGTGGGCTGAGTAACTTATCCCACGCCGAGCCTTTTCCGCGCTTGAATGTGCCGCCGAGTAAGACAACATCAGGAACGGCATCAGGCACATCAACAACAACGCCGCCCCAACTATTTGCCCAGCTATTTGCCCATCCGATGAATGAGGAAGCCATTAGGCCGGCCCCCACTCCGTACCGCTTTGCCCATTGCCGCCAATAGCGTACCCGTTGACCTTCTTCGCGTCTGAATGTATCGGCGCAGCAGTTGCCGCACTTAATACCGCGGCTGGCACGGCATTTAATCCGGTCATGATCGTGGCAATGTCACCAGTGATTGCATAGCTTCCTGATGTTTGGAAAGGCACAACGTGCGCAGGTGCGGGAAAGATGCTTGTGCCTGTCGTGTCGTACAAAGCGCTCACCGATCCGGTTGAATCTACGCCGTAGCCGCTCGTGATAATCAGTGGCACTGTGGCGTGTGTGTTTTTTATTTTGAAGCCTGTTAAGACATAGTTTGCTGTGTCTGGTGCAGAGATAAACGCGCCATCGTCTTGGATACCTGTTGCAGTAAATAACCAGTAACACTGATAAGCATAAATATCAGACCAAGGCACCGAACCGCCAGCGATAGAGATTTGAACTCGATCAGTGGCACCTTCGACAATCGTGATGCCGGTTACCGTCGAGCCATCCTTTCCATTGGCAATGTACGTTGTATCGTTGGTCTGATTCGCCAAGTACGCCACGTCTTTTGTTTCAGCACTTGTGCCGCATGTGCCGATGTTCGCCTCAAGGAAATTCTTGGCGGTTGTGCCGTTGACGTACTGGATGCGAATCCTGATCGCACGATCACCCGCAGGAGCCGAGCCATCGTTCCACGTAACGGAACCAGTCGCCGCGATGCCGTTATACAGTTCTGTAGCGCTTGTCGCATCGTAAATCTGCACACGCGAACCGACCACAATATTGCTGACAGTTGCCGACTGAAATAGCGATTGCACGTTCTGATGTGTGCCCGCTGCCGTATCCGTCACGATGTAATTGTAAGTGTCGCCAGTCGGCACGTTTTTAAGCCATACGCCCTGCGCACATGTCCAAGTGCCACCAGCAAAGACACCAAACGGTGCAGACTTCACCGCAGACATACTGGCATGTGCTGATAAATAGCGATTACCTGGCACACCGTTTAACGTTGTCGCGTTGCTTTCGTCTGTTAGATATTTTGTGTATTCGTACACCTGCAACAGCGTTAAGTTATTGCAATCAATCTCTGCGTAATATGTCTTAGCACCTGCACCATCGCCAAAATCCCGCGAGTACGTGCCGAAAGTAACAGTGATGCCAGAATAAGCCGCGACAGTTGCCCGCGCTGTCTGGTTGTTAGCATCCGATGCTGTCGATAGTGGCATAACGTTTCGCCCACCTGCCGAGAGATCGACCTCGTAATGATCATAGGTATAGCCCCATTTGCGACTAAATCCTGTGACCAATCCAGAAGAAATAAGCGATCCGCTAGACTTAACCTTCAGCAGTAAATCAACATGACCCGCCGCCCAATAGTTTGTTAGCTTTGTCGATCCTTGGTAGATATAAATCGTTGGTGATCCTGCCAAGCCACCGACAGAATAGATATTGCTCCAAAGTGTTGCACCTGCCGCCTCGCTGATTGAGCCACCATAAAGGAATTGATGATCAGCGTCACTGATTGCGCCAGAGTTAACGAGACTGAAAACGGTTGGCGTTGTGCCATCCATCAAAAGCATATCGTCAACTGTCGCATTATCATCTGTAAAATTTTGATGATATGAATACAGGTCTTGCACACTGTAGCGAGTTGACCCGCTTGCATGCACGATTGCGCCCGTTGTCGTGTTCAATGTCCAGTCTGTAGCCACACCAGCCGCATACGTTGACGCTGCAATGTCGGGTATCTGCAAGCCTGATACGTCATACGTTAAACCGCCAGCAGCGGTAATAGTTGCCGATAGTCTGACAGGCTTGTAATACGGTGCTGCGCTGCCTTTGCGCAGATAGATATAGACAGGAATATCGGCAGATGAGTTTTGGCTATAGCTGTCCGAAGTGCTGCCCAAAACAACATTTCTTAATTCTGAACCGTCAGACTGTTTTGCAATCTTTATGCGTGATGCCGCGATCATGCCCGAACCCGACACCGTCACGGCGTTTGGTTTTAGTCCGTTGCCCTGATCAAACTCATAAGCGCCAACATCGAATTTGTCAGTCGTGCCGTTGATGTAACTCGGAACCACAGCACCAGCCACATCGGAGAATATCGACTGATAATAAGTTGTGCCAACCTCAACCTGCGGCGATGTTGATAAAATTGGTCTAAAATTATTATTCGTGTGATCAGTAAAATCTGTGGTTGCAATCGTTAATCTTGTTCCCGATCCTGTTAGCCAAGCCTCACCTGATAACCCTGCGTTTTTATCTCCACCCTCTACGCTTGAGGCCATTGGTGTGCGCCAATTAGTCCCGTTACCTACGGAAATATTATTGTAAAAATACCCAAAAATCGCGGATGTTGACGCATATATGGTATCAATTCCAAAACCTACATTTTTCGTAAAAGTATTATTCGCAAATAGTGAGCCATATCCATATTGTTGTAACTGCATTCCAACATTAAAGCCAGAAACGACATTTCTTTCAATTTTATTCAACGTACCATTGTGAGCTATACCAATTGAAGTTCCACCAGTGCCTGTCACGATCATTCTTCTTAAATACGCTGACGATGTGTTTACATTTATGGCGACCGTATTGCCTGCATTTGAGCAATAAACAGAAAAACCGTCTAACTCTTGATAATATTTAGAAATAATTATTGCCGCACTATCTGCCTGCTGATATTTCAGAATAAATCCACCAGCTAATGACGTTTGGCTTATCACCCCGTTGTGAAATGCCTGACTTCTTACCCCGTCAACTTCTGTAGTGATTCTCAAACTTGCGCAAGGAACATTAATTGTTAATGTATATGAATCGTAATTGGTGAAAGCATCTGATATTTCGCAGACTTCAGTATCGAATTGAGATGCCGCAGATCGTCCGGTATTAAACGCCGCAAGAGAATCATAAATACGCTCACTCCCCGCCGTGCCATAGCGTAGCAATTGATCAGACGTTAATCCGTTTCTATACGCGCTCTTAATCGTATGCGTGCCTGACTGCGATCCTGTCGTTGTTACGCGCCCAGTTGTCCCGCCCGCTATCGCATTCGCTGATGTGTCGTATAGGTTAAACGTGTTTACCCCTGTGCTTTTGGCGTAGTAAGTCACGCCCGCAGTTAATCCCGTTGCCAATGCGCCGCTAGTCGATAGCACTACGCCAAAACCATCGCGCAAGCCGTGATTCGTCAGCGTCACAACACAAGGATTTGCAATCGTCATCGTGGCAGTCTTGCCAGTGCGACCTCCGAAGCAAATTAAAGAATAAACGGTTGCCATTAATTCTCGATCTTCTGACCAGTGAATGAGCCGTCAGGATTTTTGACAATGCTAATGCTTGATTGTCTCGGTTGTGCCAATGTCTCTGCCAATTGCTGCACCGCCGCGATGTTAGCCATCAATACGTCTTGCATGTTCTGGCCTTGATCCTGTGGCTCCATTTGCTCATGCTCGGCCTCTGGCTTTGCTGTCAGCATTTGCCCTGCAATCTCCATCAGCTTCATGCGTTCCGCGCTCTCTGCTTTGATCTGCTCGACTGCTAGCTTTGCATCATCGCCGTTTGATTCTGCGGGCTGCTGCATCGCTTGCATTTGCAAATCCTGCTGTGCGTCTTTAATCTCGCCCAATGCTTGCACACGTTCAAGATCAAGCTCAACTGACATACGCTTAATGCTCTCTTGTTGGCACTTGACTTGCATGGCGCCAAGCTCTTTATCTTTCGCCTCGATAGCATCGCCAGCCGCTTGCATTTGCTGATCCATTGCTTGAATCTGCTGTTGCATTTGATCCATAGCTTGTTGAATCTGTGGGGGCAATTGCTCTTCTTTGTCTTTGTCGAGTGTCTGCTGGACTTGTGGCAATAGCGTCAGTTTCAAACGCTCTGCCATATCATCAGCACCGGGCCAGTCCATATTTTTAACCAGTAGATCACCAATGACCTGCCACAATTGCGGGTTCGCTTGCGTCATCGCTGTCATTGCGTCCACGGCTTCCAATCGCTTGGTAGAGAAGCCAGGGCCGGACGATGTATATACGTCGTAAGTTCCAATGTTAGGGTTAAATATCCGCTGCATCGCGCCTTGATCGTCCTTGTATTCTGTCAGTGCCTCTGCGTTTTCAGGGTCAAGCGTAGCCATCGCGCCAGATCCATCTTCGCCCAAGATTCGTGCCACTCGTTCTGTGTCGTAAATCTTCGGAATCATGTCTAAAATAATGCGCCCAACATGACGGATTGCGCGACCAAGATTATCAACATAATGAAAAGTAGCATTGTCGCCCTCGCGCTGTCTTGCCCTGATAGCCACGCCAGATGTTTCATTGCTCTTTTGGCCCAGTGAAGCATCATACTGCCCTGTCTCTGATTTAATATCGTCAGCCGCGCCCATTGCGATCTGATTCAGACCAGTCTCAACAGTGGCGGGTGAATTGCGTTGTGGCGCTGGTATCGGATTGCCCGATTCATCTAAGTGGTTGTACGGTAAGAACGCATGGTTCGCACTGTTCGCTGTTTGCCATGTCTTTTCATAGCCTTCAACAGCCTCAGCAGGTGCAAGCCAAGGTGCTTTAGGCGACTGCATGACACGCTCAACGATAGCCGATTGTGCAACGTTATACATGCGCTGTGAGTCTTTGGCATTGCGAACCAAACCAGAAAGATAGGTTTTACCGTCAACTTCCCACTCATTACCGATTACACGCGCAACAGGGATAAATTTACACGGAAATTCGCGCTCTTCCAGTATCTCTTTGCCATTCAGCTTGCGCCACATTGTCGAGCGCTTCTTGGCCTTGCGCGTCTTGATTGGTGCTTCACCTTCAAACACGCCTTGCGGTAGCTTGTCGCCCTTGAATGACGTAGCACCATTGGCCCACATGTAAAGGTCGGTTTCAGTGTCAATCAGCTCAAAATACTCGACTAATCGCACGTTCTTTTCAGAGTCGAACCAAGAAGCATCGTTATCAAACTTCCAGTCGATCGCCTCCGCTTTCGGGTACATCTCTTTGAATTCTTTTTCGCTTACTTTATCTTCGATGAAAAAGTATTTGCGATCTGCGCCCGCTGGATCTTCTGCGTTTGGATCGTCATAGCATTTAAACGGGTCTTTGACGCGCTTGATGAAAATATCCTGATTGAATGAGTCATCAGAAACATAGTCAGCAACAACGCGAATATAGCCGAGTCCGTGAATAACTTGATGCTCGCTGGCTGTGTCGTAAGCAATATCAGCGTCAGAATTAGCTTCGATATGACGCACCAAGCCCATCAGAATTTCAGCGACTTCTACATCAGAGCCATCATCGGCAGGACGAAAGCGAATAGCAGGACGGTTTTGTCGAATGTCGTTTGTCACCTGGCGAATGTGCTGCGGCATCTTATTGATCGTCAGCATTGGACGATTGCCACGCGCTTGCATGTCGGATTCATCCCACTGCCAAGGATCATCAGGCGATGCAGCGGCAAAACGAATGTCTGAGCGCATTTTCTCGATGTTATGAGCGCACTTCTCCATAGACAATTCAAACCGCTTTAACGCAGTTTCTAATACATCTTCTTTAGCCATTTAGTTTTGCATCCATGTGCCTTGATGTGCATCAGGCATTGTGAGTATCGGCTTGCGGTCTCTCTTGTGCGCTGTGGCGCGTCTTGCGCCTTCGCATGCGTATCTGAGAGAGTCAATAACGTGGTTATCTTTGTCGCTTAAAATTGGCAGTATCTTCGTATCATCAAGCGGGTCGGTCTTGTAACTGTATAGAGTTAGCTCATCTATCAAATGCTTGCAGCGAGGATGCACAACAATATCGAATGACTTGAGAAACTCAACGCCCTCTTCCAGACTCTTTGCACCCTTTACCGCTGCGCGTATCTTTGGAAAGCCATTGCGCTGCATGTGGCTGATCGTCTCAGGTCTTGCGCTGTCTGCTGTGATAGGCCACTTTTCGGCATCAGGTACAGACATAAACAGTTCAGGCAAATTAACGATCTCGCAACCCACCGCATATGCTTCATAGTCAACGTAAAGCCTATTCCCTTCGATATCGCATCGAACAAGGACGGAAGGATCAACAGAGAAGCCCCAGTCAGCTCCGAGCCTGTGGACCGTTCCCGCTGGCCTTTCAAACTCTTCGATCACCCAATTGGTAAAGACTCGCGCACCTGATTTGGCTTGGTACTTACCTTCCCAAATGTGCAAATACTTGTCAGTGTCGCGCCGCTTGTCATACTCCATTTCGTCACGGAGAACATCAGGGAACCAAGGATTATCTTGCCAATTAACGTGTAAAAGTATCGTGCTTGGAGGTAGCTCATCAGCCTTAAACATCACATCAACAGGATCAGTCTCCAAGCGCGGGTTATATGTGAACCATATTTCGCTGCCTGGCGTTCTGATCGTCGGAATTAGATCGTTTAGCGATGCGCGGCTAATCGTTTGCGCTTCTTCCACCCAACAGCGCGTGATGCCTTCCATACTTTTTATGGATGCAGAATTGCCACGTAAGCCAGCGAAGATAAACAAACTGCCGTTCTTCCCGCGTATCTCGTTCTCGACTGAATCGAAGAAATGAGACAGCCCCAAGCGTTCTATCTCGTCATCTAACAAGCGCTTAACAGAATCCTTGATAGACTTCTGAATCTCACGTGCGCACAAAATACGCTGTGGACCCTCTGCCGCTTGTAATATCAACGCAGCAGCAGCAGAACGGCTCTTGGCGCTTCCACGACCACCGCGCATGACTTTGTACCTAGAAGGCTCCCAAAGTCTTTGCGACCACTCAGGAAGCTGTGCCATTGGGCTTTACAAAGGTAACAGTCACGCCAAGATTAAGTGGCGCGTCAGGATCCCCCGCAAGTGTCATTGGTAGAACCTTGCCGATCAACGACAGAAACGCGCCTTTGGTCTTTTCCTCTGTTGCGCATTCAAGCAAGTAGTCAACGCCGCCAGCACGGTCAAGCGCTTGCAAGATCATTTCTTTTAGCTGTGCTGTGTTGCGATTTACTGCGCCTTTTGGTCTGCCTGGCCCCGATCCTTTAGCAGCAACGCCGCGCAAATTGGGGTTATTTGAGGTTATTTTATTCATAAAACATAGCCTTTCGGCAACCCTGAAGAATGTCAGGTGCATAAAATAGAAAAGCCAGCGCCACAACTTAATGTAGTTCACTGGCGTATATGCGTTTTTACGTGTATCGCCTCACGTCTGCGGTACTAGGTAGCCGCCAGAAAGCAAAAAAGCCCACCGTTTCGGGTGAGCTTTAATTATTTAGTGCGCAGAAATCAACACTACAAAAAACAGGGTACATTTTGCCGCAAGTATTGTCAACAATTATCTTTAAACATTTGAAAACTTAATTGCTCATACATGAAAGACAGCCTTTGCCCGTATATCTGATGGCTGATTCCTATAACAGCCGCTTTAATTGCCTTAGATCGTCTATCCATATATTCCATGTGCATTATTAATTTAAACATAGGAGCCAATGATTCTATGGCCCTATCCAACATAATGACGCGATCAGGTACGTTTTCATAATAGGCATCAGTTGTATTGCTTGACTGCACTCTTTCATTTGCAAAGTTAGATGCCCTAGGATAACCGCCAGATTGTCTATCGCGCATAAATCCGGCCCATTCATTTAATGCGTCCTTGATTCTGTCGAATGGATTTAATGATGTTTCTGGAATATCTCGCTTCATTCTTCACCCCTTAGTTTATAAGCCGTGCATTTTCGATTATCAAATTTGTTTCTGATGTTGCAGATAGTCACCCGCTTCTCGCCTATCTCTACCCATCCGATGTGCTTGCAGCCCTTGCATGTGCTGTTTTCACGCTCAATCAGTATTCGCAATGGATCGCGGTAATCCCCGCGCCTCATGCCGCTACCCTCGTCTCTGCTGTCTTGATATAGCCCTCAACTTCGAGAGCCGCTATCTCATAACTCCTTTTTGATACTCTGCTTAAAACGCTGTCCAAGCCGTTTGCCGCTGCTGTCATGCTCTTTCTATCCAATGAGCTTACAAAGACGCTGCCAGTGCGCTCATATCGCCCCACAATCAACTCCGTTACTTTGATTGCGCTCATGATTGCCAGCGCCTCCATGTCTTTACGTCCTTCGATTGGCTTGCAGTTGCTCTCATACGACATGGCCCCCGCGATAATGCAAAGCTCCTTGCTTAACTGGTTGATCGTGGCAATGCTTGGCTCTTCCTTTGCTGCCAGTAGTTTCATGTGCAATTCCAGCGCAAGTCCTGGGTAAGCTTCAAGCGCCGACACTCTGCGAATGATCTTTGGTACTAGCGCCATTTTTGGCCTGTATTGCTTATTGCGCTTTTTCATACCTTCCCCGTCCTATGTAAATCAATCACTAATCGGTCAATCAAATCCGCTTGCTTGGCTATAACCGCATCTTTCAACTTGCACGACTCGCACAATTCGTTGAGCAATTCCTCGTTCCTGCGGTTAGTTCCCATGCTTGCGAAGAAGTCTTTAAATAGTTTTTTCATATCGCCATCCGATCCAGTTCTGTTAAATCGAAGCCACCAAGAGCAAACGGGCTTTCTAGTCCATGCTCCAAGCACCAATGCTCCAACCGCTGAAAGCCATTTCCCGCCCATTGTTTGTATCCCGCCCGATGTGCTGCCGCTAAAACAATAAAGAAGTTGACCATTTCAGGCGATCCGGTAAAAGCAGCACGAATCTCTGCCTTATCCTCGTTTGTCCATCCGTAGAATTGAGAAAGAAATTTCAAGTCATCAGATAGGCGTTTTGGATACTTGTATTCAGAAGTCGATTTCATGCGAATTCACTCCAATCTCAGCTTTAAAATGGGTCGGGATGGCGTTGTGATATTCGGCATATTGCAAAGATGGCCTATCAAAATACAGCCGATATTCCCCCTCATTCTCACCATGCCGCTGTTTCACCAAAAGAAGCATTGCATCAGGCTCATCAGGTGCAAACTCGACGCCACTTCTTGCGTTAATTTCCTTCTGTTTGTTGCGCCACACAATAAAAACGTTATCCACCAAATCAGTTATTGCGCCCGATCCTTTAATGTCAAACTTGGTCGGCATAGCAAACTCGTCACGGCCTTTTTTTACGTGTAGCACTAGGTGAATATGGCACCCCGTATCTTTTGCGATGGTACAAAGCCCATCAACAAATGATTTTTGCCCGTTGTAATCGTCCTCACCCATGCCGCATTTCATCAAGTTATCGACTACGAAATGTTGCACTGCAAACTTATCAATCGAGTATCGAATAACTGCGAGCATTACATCTGATCGGATTGATCCAACGTGGTCATAAACCCAGATTTTTTCGTCAGTCCATGCGCTGAACATTTCAAGATAATTTTTCGGTGGTATGTCCTCGCCGTAAGCCTGGCGACTCATTCTTGCCATGGTTGAAGCAGGTTTCATTTCAAGCGATGCCAGAGCGACTTTCTGCCCTTGCTTTGCTAATGCAAGGACTACCTGCCCAACAATTTGCGATTTGCCATGCCCATTGATACCGCCCCAAAGAGACACCTCAAACGGCCTGAAATGAAAATCCTTGTGAGTGCGCATCCACGGCATGTAAATTTTCACTGTGTCGTCACGCTTGTGGAAGTGATCCACCAATTCAGATACCCAATCGCTTGCAGGTAAAACGCGGTGTTCTGTCACCTGCTCAGTCATGTAATCGGACAGGTCTATGTCATCACGGATTAGTTCCATGAGAACTCCTCGTTCTGCCACTTTGTCCACACAAGAAATTGCAATTTGTAGCGCCACTGGCTTTGTGGCTTCTCAATATCCCCCGCCAAAGGCAGGAAAGACACATCAGCGCCTTTAAATTGGTCTAGGTCATACATGCCTAGCCAATCAGGATTAGATTTAGCCACGGCCTTTAAAATGGCTTTAGAATCAATTCCCGTTTTTGTGAAGATGCAAGCCTTTAAACCGACCATCCAGCGCCAGTCATAAACGGCATCAGGGTTCGCGTAGATCGTATGGTTTAGCTCTTGCAGCTTGCCAACAAGGGAAATGATTAGCATCTCCGAAGGCTTGAAACCTTTCTTCCTTGCCGCGATCACTTTCTCTGCTCCGTTGGGAATATTCATTTTGCCCCCCGAAAGCGCGGATCATTGCGCCAATCATTTGCACCGACAGCAGGAACCAGCGTTAAGCCATCCTCCCACCGCTTCCCGTTGATCCATGTTGCAGCGTTAGGTATGAACTGCCCCGCCTCTTTGAGCCAATCAGCGGATTTAGCAGCGCGTCCAACCGCTTGCAGAATCTTGGCTTGCAGGTCTGCATCTGGATTGAGTTTTGCAAATGCTTTCTCGGCATCTTGCTTTGCGATCTTTTTTGGATAGGCAATCCAGAAGGTTTCGAATGCTTCCTTTTCCGCGACGCGTGTTCCTTTCCTTTCCTTTCCTTCCTTCCCTTCCCCTTGTACGCCACTTTCACGCGACTTTGACGCCACTTTCACGCGTGGAGGAATTGTGCTGACAGACTCACGATTATTGATGACTTGATGTTTTGCAAAGCTGTGTATTTCCGCATATTCACGATCATCTACAGAGTAGATACTGATTAATTTCGCGTTGATTAACTCCTCGCCCATCGCTGCAATATCGCAGTCATCGACCGGAAAATAACGGAATTTAAGTGTTTGAACGTTCCAATTTAAGCGCCCCTCACGATCAGATTCACACCATAAAGACACGTAAAATAGGCGTGAAAGTGGCGTCAAAGAGAGAATATCGGACGATGTAAAAAACTCTGGTTTTATTGTTCTGATACGCGCCATCATTTACCCCGCTTCAATAAAACCGCAAGCGAAGCGAGTAGCAAATGCACCTGGCGATCCTTTGCCTCTTGCGTGTGCAGCTTCTTGACGTTCTCAGCCATGTTCATAAGATTCATATAACCCCCGCATAGGTATAAAACTTGACCACATCGCGGATAGTCGAAGCACCAACGCCGAAGCGTTTAGCAAGTGCCTGATACCCGACAACATAGCCAAGATGCAGTTTGCGAATTTCGCGCACTTGATCGGCTGTGAGAACTTTGCGGCGAGTCATTCCATCACCTGTTCAAATAGATCAACATCAAGAAGTGACTCTTGCTTAAATGTTTTTTCTTTATCAAAGCGGTTTTTTGCCAGTTCTAAGTTAATTTTTGCTTGTTTAAAATAACTGTCTTTTAGCTCAACCCCGATAGCCTTGCGACCCATTGAAACAGGGCTATAAACCTCAGAACCAACCCCCATAAATGGAGTTAAAACCACCTCTCCTTCGTTGCTGTACATCTCAACGATCCTGTCGATAACATCTAATTGCAATGGGTGAACATGCTTTTCGTCGTCCTGTTCTTTGCTATCTCGGAAAGGTAAAACATTGTCTATTCTTATGTCATCCCATACGCTAGATGCGTATCTCTGCCATATGTAATGAGATAATTTGTTGCTCTTTGGATCTTTGTGGTCAGCAAAATTACTTTTAAGGTATTCCCACAATTGATCCTCGTTAAACTTAGACTCATTTGCATTATTGAATGCCCTCAAAATGTTAGGCAAAATAGGAGTCTCGCCAAAGTAACGACTTAGGCCATGAGGATGCGTAACTGGTGTTTCGCTATCGCCTTTTTTTGTCAAAATAAGAACGTAGTCAGGCATAGCGGTAAAACACTGGGTAGAGTCCTCAACTATTAACTTATGCATCAAGCTCTTAACCATCGTCCGCATGCGAACTTTTAATGGCTCTTTCCATACGGTAATTCTATTTCTGTACTGGAAACCATATTTCTCATGTATCCGGATAATCTCGTGAGGGAAATCCCAAAGGCGGCAAGAATTATCAAAAACATCTGTGCAATGAACAGCGGTAATGCGACCTGGCTTAGTTACCCTAGCAATTTCTTTTACTAAGTAGTCGTACTGCTCTAAAAATTGCTCTTTACTTTCGCAGTTTGAAAAATCTCGCTCGCTCGAGCTGTAGTTGTATAAGCCAGCAAAAGGAGGTGAATACACCGATAAGTCGATTGAGTTGTCAGGAAGAGTCGGCAATACCTCCATACAATCCGAGTTGTAGATTGCGTACTGAGGTGTGATTATTTGGTCTTTAGTTTTCATTTGACGAATTCCGGTAATGTAACGATTTGATTAAAGTCTTTTGTGTGATGGCTAAATTCACGATTTGTAGCGGCTACTAAATTTCCATATAACTCAATAGCTTTTTTGGTCTTTTGGTCTAGTGTCTCCATTACACGCTCCTGACCTTCGCTTATAACCATGTCGCAAGTCACTTCCGACTTTTGGCCAAACCTCCAAAACCGTCTTATCGCCTGGTAATATTGCTCATAGCTCCAAGTCGGGAAAAATACTGTGTGATTACAGTGTTGCCAGTTAAGACCCATAGAAGTCATTTTTGCTTTTGTGATCAACCTCTTTATTTCACCTCTAGCAAATGCGACTAATATTTCCTCCTTCTTCTCAATTGGCATGCCTCCGATAATCTCAACGGCATCACGATCAATATTGGCAAGTAAAGAGCTTTCCTCGTTTAAATTGCACCAATAAACAGATGTTTTTCCACTCGCCAAAACAGCAGCCTTATCGCATCGTTCTTTAACTGTAAGTTTTTGCTCTTCTCTAACCTCCGTCATACTTTTTGCTGGCATAGCAAATAGAGAGGATTGACCATCAATAACCCATGTTTTCTCGTTTTTAACCATGTGCTTATTAATGTGAAGTGATGGCAATCCATAACCATCATCGCTAAATCCAAGATCAGAAGGTTTTTTAACCATCACCGACCACTGATTCACCCATGCAAAAAAATCTCTTTCAGCGTGAGGCTTTAGATAGAACTTTTCGCCGATGTTTCGATTGTTACTATCTACGCTGTTTTGATTTGACTTAAAAAACTTAGTTAGCATGTCCATGTATCCCATGTATCCAAGAGCTTCTGAGCTGTTACCAAGCTCGATAAAATCATTAGGGCTAGGCGTAGCCGTGCATAAGAATCGGTAAGGCACTTTTTTAATAAATGCCACGATCTGATCCCTCGTTTTACCTGCAAAGTTTTTTAAAATGCTGGATTCGTCAAGCATCACGCAAACGAAGTCATCAGGGTTAAGCAAGTGCAGTCGCTCATAGTTGCAGACCGTGATTTTTTTAGTTATTTCGCCAGATTTACTGTGAGCGATGTCATCTACGCAAATTCTCGTAGCCTCGTCAATAAACTGGAATGCAACAGCCAGCGGAGTGAGGATTAAAACCCTCTTATTTGTATGCCTTACAATATTTTCCGCGATAGAAACCTGAATCAATGTTTTTCCAAGTCCCGTATCTGCAAAAACGCCTATACGACCTTTTTTAATAGATTTTTCAATAATTGATTTTTGAAAATCAAATGCGCAATCAGGCATCCATATAGGATCAAATCCAAAACTCCCGAGGCTATGCGTCTTGCTTTTGATAAAATCTTCATAGAGACCCATTTAAGCCCCCATATTTAAAATTGAACCAAATCCAAAATTTGCAAAACTCCCGTGATATTGCTGTGCAAAAGTTTTATATGCTTCATGCGCCAACTCTGGGGTTTTAAAATACCCGATTGTTTTTCTTTTATTATTTGCAGTTATATATGCAATGTATGAATTTCTAGACGGAACAAATGAAACACCTTTATACCCAGATGTATTGGTGCATTTGAGAATTTGATTTCTTGCGTTTTCCATTCGATGACAAACTCGCAGATTAATTTTTCTGTTATCAAGCTTATTGCCATTAATATGGTCAACTACCCTTCTATCTCCATAATCAAGACTGCATATGCTCCTATGCATAAGAAGGACTTTTCTGCCTATGTTTTCTATTTCAACATTCCGTACTGCATAGCCGCCAGTGTGCAAATACCATTTGAATTGACTCATTGATTCAAAATCACAATCATCAACAATCGCAAATAAATCGCTTTTTAATATGGCAATTTTTGAAATTTTGGCTTTTGTATTTAATTCGCCTATAATTTGCTTACTCATCGTGTTACCCTTGTTAGTACGTTGATAGAAGCCCGCATCAGTTCATCGCTGTTGCGGGTTTTGCTTTGGTGCTGCTGATAATTCGGTAATTACTACGGTCACATAGCCGCCCTTGACTACATCTCTGCGCACAACGTGCAGAACATCAATCTGCTCGTCATCAATCCACACTCCCGCAAGCGTCAGCGCGTCTTGCAGTGGCTTTAATCTGTTGTCTAGGTCTTGTTTGCGCTTGCTGGCTGGATGGATTGACACCGCAAACATCACACGACCTTCGATAATTTCGTGCCCAGCTTGCGCGACAATTTCCTGTACCTTGGCGCGAAACTTTTTTCCAGCCTCAGATATGAATTTGCGCTTTCCACTCTGCCCGTAGTAGTGATTAACAGTTGGCGGCATTGGTAGATAGAAAGTGATCATTCGATGCCTAACTTGGCTTGAACCACTGCCAGTAATTCAATTTCACTAAAGCCGTGCAACGCTTCCCATTCCTCGCGCCCATGGCTATGCACTCCTGTTTTTCCGGTGTGATGCTCTGGGCATAATGGGATTGTCATTAAATGGCTAGTGCGTCCCCACCCATGGCGTACCCGGGCATGGTGTGCTTGTGCTGGTGTGTCGTAGTTGCCATATACATGACCGCAAACGATGCAGCCAAGAGCCGCAACGCTTGCCAGATGGCGTTTTTCTGCTGCTGTTGATGTGCGCTTCATAAGGTTTTAGCCTCATATCTGCGCGAGCTTTCAATCGTGCGCCAGACTTCGATTTTTGCTTGTGCTGCTACTAGCATCCATCGTAAATTCTCTTCTTGTAACGTGGCTTCTTGCAGTCCAAGCAAATGAAGTTGATATGCCTCGCTTGCGTAGGCATCACGTTCTTGTGTAGCTGCTGACTTGGCGCCAGCAGATTCAGCCTTAGCCATTTCAATAGCTTTAAGCGACTTGCGATACTCTTCCAGATAGACACGATTAGCCTTTGCTTGCGCATAAGCTGGTGCGTTTACCCTTAGGTAATCAAGACACTTAAAGATATTAACTTCGGTGTCTTGGCTCATGCTTTGCCCCGACAAGTCGCGCAAAACTTGAATATCGGATTGCGCTTGGCGTTCCAAAACTGCGCAACAGATTGCTTGCGCGTTACTTTGCAATTGTTATTCGCGCACCACTTAGTAGGCGACTGCGCGGAAATGCTCGGACGTTGATTGTTGATATGCATCTGATCAACATTGGCGGGCGACTGGTACGTCATGGTGGCGTCACCGATAAACGCTTAAACTTGCTCACCATGTCGTAATGCACGCTCTCCATCATTTCAAGCGCAGTACGTGCCTTGCGTGCAGTCTTTTCTGCCGAGTTCATGCGATCACGCAAAATAACGATCTCCATTGATACTTGGGCAATCTGTAATAGTTGGTCTTGCTCTGTCATGTTTTTTCTTTCAGTTCGGTTGATTAACTTGCTTTTTGTGTTCATTGCCGCATACGGAAATTGCTTGGCTTATTCACTCGCGCCGTGCTTATGTGCCGTCTATGGCCACAAGCAGGCCGTTCCGCTATCCATCCCACCCGTCTATCATTGACCCATCCATTAGCCAGATCGCGCAGGGCTTTGGACTGGGATATATCGGAGTGCTTACACGCTGTTTCGAATGTCAGAAATTCGTCAGCGCTAAGAAGTGTTTTTACAACTATGTTGCGTGCGTTCATTTGTTGCCTCTTTTAGTTCGGTGTTTATCGGGTAGTTCGGTGTTGCGGTCGAGTTAGGTGTCACATGGGTTTTCCTTGTTTAGATGAAAGTCAGGCGGCAATAAGTCAAAACGAGAAACGCGACCATTGACAGCAGCCTCGATTGACTTGCGCCTGTTTTCCGGCGGGTAGCCTTTTTTCAGCCATTTATAGACCGCTTGCAAAGACACCCCGCAAGCCTTCGCCAAGACAGAAACGCCGCCAGCAATGGCAACGGCTTTCTCAATCGGCGGTATGTGGTTTTGTGTTTTCATGACCGAATTAAACCACAGGTTTATTTTTAAATCAACCTATGTTCCGTTGTTTTTTTAAACCACTGCTACGAAAATCACAAAATGGATAAAAATATTGGAAAATACATCGCTGAACGCCTAAAAATACTTAGGGAAAATCAGCAATTTCTGGCCGATGCTGTCGGCGTGTCGGTCAATGCCGTGTCGAAATGGACTAAATCGGGGAATATTGCACGTAAGAATGTGCCAGCCGTAGCTAAGGCTCTAGGAGTGTCGGTCGATACTCTATTAAGTGCAGGGGGAAATGAGGATGGTCAGTTGCCGCCGGAATACTTCCAGCCAAGTGATATACCTGGCACGGCATTAATATACGTCAACGCCACGGAGCTTGCCCTTATAACTGCTTATAAAGAAGCGACCGATGACGGTAAAAAGATGATTGAACTGGCTGCATCGTCAGTTCCAAAACGTAAAAAACTACTTCGAGCTGCTAACTAATCTAAGTCTGGGAAACTCTTCCCCTGGCATTGCCTCTGCATATTTCTCTGCAATCATCAAAATTGTATCTCTAGCCTCCTGATTCATTTTTTTAAATGCGATCAGGAGCGCTTCTTCGTCTGTTCTGTTCATGAATCATGTCTCTATAGTTACACAATGTAACAATTATTATTACAAATATATTACATGAATCTTTAACAAAATAGATACACATTGAAAAAATTTTAAATATTTATTCAACTTGTGGTTGACCTCTTAATTAAACTTGTGGTTTAATGACTCATCGCTTCAAACAACCAGGGGAAATGATGAATCAATTAATCGTAATAACGCAGCAAACAATCAATGATGCACAAGTGCAGGCTGTTAATGCTCGTGAGCTTCATGCTCACTTGGAAAGCAAGCAAGATTTTTCAACTTGGATCAAGTCACGCATTGATCAATATGGCTTTGTTGAAAATGTTGATTACGTTCGCCTCCATAAAAAAATGGAAGCCAATAACGCGACACTTGTTGATTACTTTATCACCCTCGACATGGCTAAAGAATTGTCGATGGTCGAGCGCAACGCCAAAGGCAAACAGGCGCGTCAATACTTCATTTCTTGCGAACGGGAAGCAAAGGCACTTCCATCGACAAAGCCACGCGCACCACGTTTGCAAGCACCAGAGCGCGAAGCAATGTCAATTTTCACTCCGGCCTTGCGTATTGCGAAACTTTGCGGATTGACTGGCAACCAAGCATTACTCGCAGCCGATAAAGCATCCATCAAAACCACAGGCATCAGCACTCTGTCATTAATCGGGCAGACACACCTGATTGCAGATCAGCGCGGACTCACCTTCACACCTACCGAACTTGGCAAAGAGCGCGGAATCTCTGCGCAATCAATGAACAAACTACTTTCCGCTAGTGGCTTGCAGAAATCAAACCAAAAAACATCAGCATGGGAGCCGACCGATCTTGGTCTGAAACATTGCGAGTGGTTAGACACTGGCAAAAAGAGTTCAAGCGGTACGCCTGTCAAGCAATTGAAGTGGTTTGTCAGCGCTTGCGATCACCTGATTTTATCTAACGTTGCATGACTGTATCGAAACTAATAGGAGACTGAAATGAATTACTGCCAAGTAGAAGTAGACACCGCTAGATATTACAAAGAGCGTGACGCACAAGAAGCAGCAGAAGAAGCAGCCGCAGAAGAAGCCGAAGCAAAAGTGATGACAGAAGGCGGCGAATATTTCTGGGCCAGCAAAGACAACATGAACGAAGCGATCAGCGAGAAGTTAGGCGCAATGGGAACAGAAGGCCGCAACTTTGAAACAACACTGGCGCAACTGGTGAAAGAGAACAAAGGCGATGAGCTTGTTCGGTTCCTGAAAGATACCAGCATCAATTATTGGACAGCGTACTTAATGATTTGATTTAACCGGCTGGCTCACGTTACGAGCCGCTACTGATAATCACTTTCAAATTGGGTTAGCTCCAAGCGGTTTTTGATACTTCCCGCGATTCGTAGCTTTAGCGAGAGAGTGATTATCAGTGGTGAGGACGGAGGATTCTCGGTCGTTCCGTAGCAATGCGGCACCACTAACTAACAAGGAGACGATGATGATTATGAAGATGAAAAAATACTCAATTGATTTAACTTTTGCGAAGTCGGCAAAGTTGCCAGTGTTTGGATGGGTTGGCTATGCAAGCACAAAGGGAATCGCAACGCAATTAGCAAAGATTGACGCGAAAATGTGCGGATATTCAGCAGCCGTAAAAAGCGTGAAATTCAATACTGTAGTCGAAGAGGTAATGCCATGAAATCATTTTCAGCTATTCAATCTGCATTTGTTCTCGTCGGAGTATTCGCATTGATGATGTACGCAACATCAGACGAAGTAAAAGAGCGACAGCACGATGCGGAAGTGACCAAGGAGGCCATCAGATCGGCGCGTATTGAAGCCGCAGAGAATAAGCGGATAGAGGCGGCACTGGCAGCACAGGGCGCGTATATGACTGGTTTCAAGATGGTGCAGAAATGAAGCTAATACGCGCATACATCTACTGGAGAGAAAAGCAGTTTAACCGCAAGTCAGCATTTGAGCTTGCATGGCGTTGGAGAATACCAAATGAGCAAGATTAAAGACTTCTATTTTGAGAAGTTGACGCAAGAAACAAATGACGGATTAGCAGACTACGAATATCAACTAGGAAAAGACGATGAAAACATCAGCAGAAATCAGCAAGTTGGCGCCAGCACTACTAAAAGCACAGATGGCAATTACGTTTGCAGCCAAAGACGCGAAGAACCCCCATTTTAAATCGACCTATGCTGATCTGGAATCGGTAATAGACGCGATCAAGCCGGCACTCAATCAAAACGGCATCATGTTTATACAGTCGTTCTCTCCAAGCGAGACAGGCAAGCTAAACCTCACCACTCGATTAATTCACGAGTCTGGCGAATGGATAGAGGACGAACTTGTAATGCCGCTGCAAAAGAACGATGCACAAGGATATGGCAGCGCAGCGACCTACTCCCGCCGCTATGCACTGGCAGCGATCACAGGACTGTACCAAGCCGATGACGATGGCACGGAAGCAGTCAAGCCACAGCCAGAAGTGAAACTCTCACAAAGCCAATTGGTTGACATGCAAACGCAAATTACTGATGCGGGAAGCGTTGACGAGATAGGCCAGTTATTAAAATCGGCGGTTAAATCAAGAGCGACAGAAGATCAATTGTCGAAATTACGCGCAGCAGCTACAGCAAGAAAATTACAACTCACACCAAAGGAAGCAGCATGAACATTATATGTGTCGCAGGTCAACTAGGGAAAGATGCCGAAGTTAAGTATTTAGCCAATGGCGATGCCGTTGCATCATTCTCGGTTGCTGATTCGCAGGGGAAAGATAAGCCGACAATCTGGTGGAATTGTTCTCTATATGGAAAGCGTGGAGATTCTCTTTCGCCATACCTGAAAAAAGGAACGGCTGTAACAGTGACGGGCCAAGTAACGGAAAGAGATTGGACAGATAAAGAAGGTATTAAGCGTAAGAGCATGGACGTTCGCGTAAATGACGTTGCGCTACAAGGCGGGAAGCGTGAAGAATCAGCGGCGCCATCTGTGCGACAAGCAACACGAACAAATGGAGCTATTCCAGCGCCAAATTACAGCGACATAGATCAAGAAATCCCTTTTTAAATTCACCCGGGGCGG